TTGCGCTTTATACATCTACTCTATCAACGAAAACTGGTGCAAGCGCAGCCTTCAATTTTCCATCGGCGAAAAGAACGCGATTAGATATTACACTTGGAATAACGTGGTCAACACACGTTGCAGTATCACCACAATAGGTGCATAAGCCTTGATCTCTGTTGAGTACCAGCTGCCTTTGTCGTTTCCATTGCCTTGTTCTCAATCGGTCTTTATCTGAATAGCCTTTTGATGCAAATATCATTTGGATTACTGGATGATCGATAGGTAAGTGACTCTTGTTTGGCTTGAATGGATTAGTTTGTGGCTCTAATGACTTAGGTTTCTCAACGTTAGGTCTGCCATTATTATTGCCTTTTTTCCTTAATGATATTCGGTATTTGAACGCTAGGTTCTGCACCTTCCACTCAGGTAGGTCAAGTCTAGGTGCTATCCATTTAACACCTTTATCAGCGTTAACACGAATGAAATGGATAACTGAATCTTCTAATGCCATCCTTTATTCTCCCAATGCTTTAGCGCTAAACATGGCTTTCCATTGTATCTGTGCTTAATGTAGTTAAGATGCACATCAATCTGCTTATAAGGATTGAGTGTGCCATACCATTTAGATCTCATCTGACCTAAGCCATAATGACTACCATTTCTTGCTTTATAGTTCCAATGGCTTTCATAATGTATTAACCAGTTATAACATTCAAATTGTTTCCATGGCAGTTTATTGTAAGCGTATAGCTTGATATTCATTGTTTTATAATCTTTTGCTACGGCAGGGCTTACATTCATTGCGGTCAGCATTATGAATAGAGCTCCCGCCAATGCTCGACCGCGAAGTGCGCTGCCTCTCAGGCGCGCAAGCGTTCTGAGCATACCAGCTTTGTCAATAGATTTAACAAAACCGCAGGTCAGATGGCGTGTCGCATTTCTAATTGTCGACATTTGTGCAGGATTCACATTTATCTCGTTTCCCATAGATCCATAATCCACAGCCTGTGCATCGATGAATCAATGAAGGTTCAGTAGCCATTGGCTTTCAATAAGTAGACTAAATCCTCAACACGGAGAACCGCTACCCAATCATCGATACCGGCTTCCCCTTGACCGTTTAGGCGCATGACGGCTACGCCTAGTCCCGTGGTCTTGCGTTGTTTGAGCTGTCGCATCGTGGCTGCTGGATCAAACTTTGACCGGCTTTTGACTTCAATATCCAATCCTTCTATGCCTTGAATATCGCTGCCGCTAGCGCCTGACCCAACCTGATGCGCGTGTGCCCAACCATGATCACGCAGATATTGTGCTAATATACGCTCGCTTTCACGACCTCTGACTTTTCGTGATTTGCTCACTAGTTTGACCTCACATGACAGGTGCGACATTCGCACGGCTTAACTGCCCCCGCAGTTATAGGCTCGTTACAATTGTCGCACACGTCTAATTGTTTATCCATTACTAACACTTTCATCACCTTCTAACATATCTTCCCAACATAATCGACAAATATCGATTACTTCGTTTAGTTCTGTAAGCACAGTCCGAATCGGCACAGCCTTATCGCACACTTCGCATCGGTCTTGCTTGAGCATTATTCTGTTCTCATAATTGCGCTCACAACGTACGCACAAATCACCTGACATAACTGACATTAGTTTGCAGCCTAAACATTGTCCGATTCTCATCCTGCCACCAACTCCTCATCTTCAGGTCTGAAATGCCATTTACCACTTGGATCTATGACCATCCATAGAGATTTGCATTGCTCAGCTTTACGCTTCATAGGAAGAGAACACACCCAACCACGATAAGCGCCGTTTTTGCCAGTACCTTCACGCAAGAGGCGATTACCATGCTTACAAGTAGGAACAGGTTCGGCAGCAAATGTCTGCTGAATAAGATCAACTGCATCCTCAAATGCGGGTGCAACGTCAGCCGGTGGCTCAATTGTTGTATCCCAGATGATTTCACTTTCCGTGTTGCGTTCACTTAAGAATTCCTTTTGCTCTTGAGTGCGTACGCGTATGGGTTGCTTAGATTCTGTTTTAGCGTCTGCAACCTTAGCCATTTCCAAGCTGCTTGCTCGCTTTCCTTTAGCAGATAGTCCGAGATTTGCCAAGCATCGCCCAATTGCAGATGTTTCGCAGTTTTCAAACCAAAAATCGCGATCAACACCGCGATCCTTGCGAACACCGCGCGCATAACCAGTAGCGGCAGCCACAGTATCTGCATAGGTACGGTACGCAGTAGCCTTGAAGACCACAACGTTTTTCTCTTCGTCATTGGTAATACATTCCGTGTGTATTGCGCCGTCTCTATAGATTTCATAAAATTTATGTATCCTCGTATCTACGTCTTCGTAATCATTCAAATTGAACATCTAGTTTTTGTACTCCTTTTGCGTATTCAAGTTGTTCGCGGAAAGTCCAGGTCGTGCCATCGTGCCACGTCTGAGCATCTTGCGCGCAAGGGTGGCAGTAATGTCTGACAATTACCTTGCCATAACGTTTACTTGTGATCTGCCATATTGCTTGTGTTTGACCTCTCGGTGTATCTGTTCCCCATCGCATTTTGCAATAGTCACACCAGGTGCCTCTCGGCGATCTAGAAAGCATCCAGATCGTGCCAATCTTTGACCGCGAGTTCTCCTGCGATTGCTGCATAGGCGACCAGGTCGACGAAGTTATCGTCATGAGATCTAGTTTCCATAACTCTTGCGAGTTTGAGTAGTGCCATACAGATTGCAACGTCCATCGGGTCGATTTCCCTTTCGAGGTAGTCGCTCCATAGTTTCGACGTTCTAAGTAAAGTGAGGTCGTAATGACCATGCGTCCGTGATCGTTCGTCGATCGTGTCAGCAGCATTAGTCAAAATGTCTTTCGAGCGCAACCGCTTTGCCCCTATTGAATCCATCTTTAAAGCCCCTTTTGTAGTGATTGTTTTTAAAATTAATAATCCAGGTTGTAAAAACTAGGCTTACAATAAAAGCCCATAAAATGTATTCTACTAATTCGCGGCTTATCATGAGTAGTAACCCCAACCGCGTTCATTCATGCAATCCAGACACAACGGCACTCCCTTTACCGAATTAAATCCGGTGGTAAAGTGACCGCAATCTCCGCATTTGATCATTTTTGCCATGTTTCCCTTCCCGTATCCGTATTTCGAATACACCTGAAGGGTACGCTTATTTAGATAAAGTCAACAACCGCGCTATCGGCGTGTCTTATAACGGTAAGGTAACAAATAAATCTATGTGGTCGTCTATGGTGCGATGTAAATCAGGCTTGGTTTCATCCATACCGCTTGCCTTCGACTACGAAACTGCCTTGCTTGTCTATGGGTACAGCTACAGGCGTAACCCCTTTACGGTCTACGTATAGAAGCCCAATGCCCTTCTGCCAGTTGAATGAACCACGCGTGTAGTAAGCCTGCGTTTCATCCATCAAATGACCTACTTCAAGCCCACGCAGGACACGCCCTAAAACGCCCCCAGATGCCTCTGAGAAGGCCGAAACCCCAAGCCTATGGGTGTGACCACACACCACGCTCTTTCCATGCCTTCTAGCGGCTCCTAGGGCTGTTAAACCGGCATTGTGGTTAATGGCTTGTTCGTCCCCATGCACCATAATCCAATCATGGCTTATTTCATAAGGCTTACGGTGAAACTTAATGCCAAGGGTCTTGAAGCCCATAAAGGTTTCATACTCTAATTCAGGCAACCCAATCAGGCCGGGAAGTCTATTTGCTAGGGATTTGTAGAGTCTGTCCGTGTGGTTGCTTCTAACAATGTGTGTGATGCCAAGTTCATAGAGAACGCTTTGAGCAGTGTTTCTATCGCGGCCAATTGTGCCGCTCCACTCATCACGCCCACTGCTGAAACGTGAAATGGTCTGGAAATCCAACTCATCACCAACGCATAAAACGTCATCTGGTTTGTATTTCCTGATAAACCCTGCAAGGTTTCTAACTGCTTTTTCATCGTGAAACGGAACTTGTAAGTCTGACACGACAATGATGCGTTTCATTCATCCTCGTCATCATCTTCATAAGGGCTATGGTCAGGGTTTTCAACTATCCATTCAGGCAAACGCATTGTTTCTTCAACATACCACCGTGCACGGTCTTTATCCCATCCGGCGCGCACTAACGCTTCAAATACTTCTACAACGGCTGTAGCCCAATAATCTAATGGGCGCAATGGTTCGCGTGAGTCGCGCGCTGCTTGGCGCTCCTTAGACTTACGCCTTGCGGCGCGTTCTGCTTTTGTTGGTTTTTTTGCGCTCATTGGTGAGTAATTCTAAGACCATTGTTTCTAGTTTTTCAATTCGTTGCATAATGTTTGATTGCTCAATGATGCCGGGCACTTCATGCCGGATAATGTAACGAAGCCCTGCGATAATTAAACCGCAGCAAGAAAGTATGGCTGCTACAAATGCAGCCCATTCAGCAGGCGTCATCTCCGGCCAAATGCCACGTCTTTAGGATTTAGCCACCTGATAATCACAGGGGCAACGGCGGCAACAGCACTTGTGAGTATCGCTTCCGGCTTCCAGCCCACTGCCAAGTATGTTGCTAACGCTGCTGCTAAGAATGACCTTGCCCAACTTGCGCTTGCGGCCTTTAAGTTTTCCATTGATAGGTTCTCCCGTTAATAGTGGCGTTCTAAACATACTGCCATCAAAGTCACCCTTAGCAGTAAAACTGACATGTATATGGTCTTTATGCGGGTTTATCCCGGTGTATTTTCTCCATTTGTAATTTCGTTTGTAACTGGCAATTTTACCATCAAAAATAATGTACGAAATTCGCTTATCAACTCTGGCAAGTAGTCGTAACTGGTCCGCAAAATCATAAGCCGTGGCTCTGTCGGGTGTAAACGCACTGTTAAAGTCGTAGGCACGTACAATTCCCGAAGCAGCATCAGGGTTATGGTCACTGCGGCGGGCGGCATGCCTAGCGTCCCCAAGCCACCCCTCTGGAGCCACTCTAATTCTATTGGGCCACGCATCATCTACCTGCTCACGAAGTTGTTGCCCTGCCTTGCATAACTTAGCCATTGGTGAAGTTTAGCAATAATCTTGAGGGATTGTGCTAGGAAAGCAGTAGTCGGGCTTCCTCGGCGGTGATGCCTAGGCGGTCAAGAAGGGCTTGCTTCTTGGCTGCTGCTTCGGCATCTTTCTGCGCTTTCCAAGCATCATACTGAGCAAAGCCAGCCTCAAATTCTGCTTTTGTGATTCGGTTATCATCAAACCAAGTAATGCCTTCGTAGGTATTGCCTGAGATAACAAATCTGCCGTTAGGTAATAACATATTTAGGACATCTCCACCGCTAGGCATTTATGCTCCAATCTCCATTAAAGTAATTGATGAGGCTGCGCCGCTCTGTTGGACGCGAGCGTAAGTGGTGTTATCAACTGAACGAAATTGTGTTTTGTAAGTTGTGGCTGATGTTGTATTTGGTGAATCTAAATAAGTCGTTGTGCCACCGCCGACATTTATAATTGAAGTATCTCCGGTATTACCTGCGGTGGCTTCAAAAATAATCAACTCTGTTGCGCCGCGTAATAATCTAACTGCAACCCTTGTGTTGTCAGTTTTAGCAATACCACTCTGACTCACAAATACTAAAATCTTACTAGTTGCGGAACTTGGAGTAATTGTCGCTGTTAATCCTGAATCAGCAAATGTGTTAGTGTTATTTTGCGTCTCGGTATTATAAGTAGCATTTACAACCTGCAACACTTTTCCGCCACCAGCCGGAGCCGCCCACTTGAGTCCGGTGGTTTCTGAAGAGTCCGCTACAAGTGTGTGCCCGTTTGTTCCTACGTTAAGAAATCCAGTAGTGCCGCTTCCGGTTCCAACTGCCAATTGACCTTTTGAAGCAAAATTAACTTTTAGGTCTGCCGTTCCTGAAGTAACGCCACCCGTCAAACCTGAATTGGCTCCGGTTGTAATTCCTGTTATATCTCCCGTATTTCCAACAGATACCCAGTTTGAGCCATCATAAACTTCAACGGTGTTTGTGTCTTGTAGGTAAGACATCATCCCTTCCGCCAACACCCCAGATAACGCACTGGTTCTGGCAGTGGCGTTAGCAAACACCATAGTTACTTGCTGTTGCAAATAGGTGTTAACCTCACTGGCCAACAACACGTCACCCGTGTTAAATAACTTATATCCTGCGCCTGCCATGTATGCTCCTTAGTAACTTAGGGCGTCTGTGCCGATTATACCCTGTGATTGAGAATTAAGGATAAAACCATCAACCAAACTTTCGCCTGTGTAAATCGTAGTGGTAAATTTTCTATTGTCCACGTCATGACTTAATCCTTGCACAAGCAAGGTTTGGGTTAGGGTGGTTGACCCGGGCATGGCCTTGGTAACGTCCACGCAATCCATAAGTTCAATGGCCAAGCCGGCTGTGCAGCGGTTTATATGATCACCGTCTTCAAGGTTTAGTTGGATTGAGTCAATTCGGGTTTCTGTTTCTTTCCTAGTAGATAGCAGCATTTGTGCCATATCTAGGGCTTCAGTATTGGTCTGCACCAATATGCCATCACGCACGCCGGAATGAATAAAGTATTTATCAATTGAGTCTTGGTCAAATACGTTCTGTGCTGTTCCCCCTGCTCGGGTAACTGTCACATCATTGACCACAAGGCTATCGTCTAAGGCCACTACAGCCCCTTGGAAGGCTATATTTGAGCCGGTGTCACTGAATGTGTAAACAGGGCTTGCAAGGCTTGTAGTGACCGCTGTGCGGCTTAAAAACGTAACTCTACCTTCAGCGTCCAAGAACAATTCGCCCAATTCGGACTTTTTGACCAGTTGAAGCGCATCTAGCGCTTTACGTGAAGTCCCGGGGTCTGCCTGCAATGTGCTATCCCCGGTATCAATATCACGTAGGCTGCTTGGATAATCCAGTTCGTTTAGTATGGCATTAACGCGAGCGCCTGAATCCTGCACGCCGGAAGATGGCACGGTGGCAATTTGAGCGGTGCTAAATAAACGCAGCGCATCCACGCATCTAAATGTGACGCGGCTCACTTCGTCCGTGCCTATTCTAAATCCGGTGTCATATTGAGTGATAAAGCCGGTAAACAATACGTAATTGTTGCCGTTGTAGTCCGCGGTAATTTGCATCTTGCGCAATGGAACTAAATCGCCATAGTAGGGGCCGGATACGTTACTTGGGTTGAAGTCACCGTTGAGGTCGTAGATAGTAACCGCGGCTGTACCTGCTTCAAACTCGGCAAGGATACGTTGACGGCCACGGCGTATGTTCACGCTAACCAACAGGTCTGTTATGTCAACTGCAACATTTGAGTTTAGGGCTAATTGATTAGTGCCCAAAATGCCGTTTGTTACTGAATCTAGAATGAATGGTTCACCAACAAACGCAACGCCATTGGAAAAGTCAATGCTTGCTTTGATTACTGGTGCTGCCGGCATTAGATTGCAATCGTGTTATAGGTTAAGTTTCCGCCACTGCGCTGATATTGGTATTGCTCATTGATAATGGTTTGTGCTAGGTCGTACTCGCTTATTACGTTGCCAGACACGTTAACCGTAATTTGTGGCGAAGTAGCCACCGCGGTCATTGCTTCAAATTCTAATTCTGTTGCAAGGTCAACGGCTGCTAATGCTTCGGCTTCAAATGCTGCAATTACGCTTTCTGCCAATACATTTGCTGCATCCTGTGCGGCTTGTGCGGCTGCAAGAAAAGCGTCTGCGGCTGCTTTTTCTTCAGGGCTAGTTGCCGCTGCTTGTGCTGCTATCGCTTCGGCTATGGCAACTGCGGCTTGCTCAGCGGCAATCTGCGCCATGGTTTCAGTTTGGCGCGCTGCTTCACCGTATGCAATGACGCGTTCTTCTTTTGCAGTTATAACCGCTGCTTGGCGTTGCGCCTGCACATTACGGCTATCCGTAAGCATCTTATCTGTAGCCACGGCCAAATTCTGTAATTTGGCAAACAGCGCCGCAATCATATCGCCGGCTTCTTTGAAATATGTATCCCAATCTTCAAATGGGTCACCGGCTTTAAGTGTGGTTAATGCGGTAGCAAGTCGTTGTGTATCGTTCTGTAACTTCTCAAGTTTGGCAGTTAATCGTTCTGCTTCGCCACCGTTTTCTTCAATAATGGCTTTCATTAACAATAGGCGTGTGCGTTCTTCCTCAGTAATCTTGCCTTGTAGTGCAGCCTGAATCTGAATTTGCTCAATGTCAAACATTGCCTTGGCTTTAGCAATTGCTTCAGCGTTCTTCTTTTCAGCGCCGGCTAACTTGGCGCTTTCTCGCCTTACCTTCAATGCTTTTTCTTCAGCGCGAATAATTACGTTACGTTGACGTAATGTAGAACGTCCGCGTTCTTCTTCTAGACGTGATGCTTCGGCTTGGTTCTTTACTAGGCTTTTGACTAATCTTGAGAATACGCTGTCGCTTTCCTCAACTGACGCAGTAACTTCATTTATAGTTCTTGTAAAGAAACCAATTGCCTGACCAGTTAACTGACCAAAAGCATCTCCCAAATCAATGATGGTTTTTTGGTAATCCTCAATTGCAACTTGGCTGTTTTCAAGGCCGGTAATAAATCCCGCACCAAATGCTTCTTTTGCTTGGTCTGTTGCTTCGGCAAGTCTTGCCATTTTGCCTGCAAGTGTGTCGGCTGCCTTAGCTGCTGAGCCACGAAACTTCTCGGTTAGTTCTGTAAGAACATCGTCAAAATCCCGGCCTTTTAGTTCGGCTGCGGTGTAACCAATCTTCAAACGTGCTAGGGCAGTAACTTCACCCTGATAAGCGCGCTGTAATGCTACTGATACTGTGCGCAAATCTTTTGAAGTACCGGCGGCAATGTCTAATGACGCATTGAGAAGTTTCTGTGCAGTTGTAACATCTTCGGTAGCCTGCGATAAAGTAATGAACGCGCTGTTTAACTGTTGGCCGGTAATACCGCTTAACAATGCTAAATTATCAATGTAGTCATTTACAAAATCTGAAGCAAATCCTAAATTAACGGCTTCAAGTTGAGCGCGTAATTGTGCTGCTTCTTTCTCGGCTTCCTGAAATGCCCGAACTGATTCCTTGCCAAATCTAACTACTGTGGCAACTGAGAAAACAGCGGCAGTTTCTAAATCAATTGCGGAACGTAAAGTTCTTGCACCGCGTTGTAAAACGCCTTCATCTAATCCTTGGAAAGTAACAAGCGAACCAAGACCAGACATC